GCGTAACCAGCGTCTTCAGTGTAGAACTGACGCAGAGATGACAATGCTTGTACCTCTACGATGTCCTCGATCAGACGCGAGTATTCAAAGTGACGGTTAATGGTAACTGTCAACTCTGACTCTGTATTGGCAATGATCGTTACCGCAGTATCAGCCGCCTTAGCGTTGGCATCACCACGAGTAGGCTTCGGGATATGAATAACGTCACCCTTCTTGCCATTCATAGAGATACGCTTGACAAGGGGTGCCATCTTCAAGTTCTTTTGATAGGCGGCAATGATTTCGTCTGACCAAATTTCTGGTACAAAAGTTGCCGCTTCTGTGAGTGCGGTATTACCCGCCGCGCCGGGATAGGTTGCTGTAGCCATGAGAAATCTCCTTTAGGGCTATCTAACGCGACCCTCGGCGTAGGCTTTCAGCAGTTCATCTGAAAGACTTTGATAACGCTCTGGGTCATCTCGCATAAGTTTTACAATGTCAGCGCGACGATAGACCTTCTTCCTTGTCCCCTCTGTGGAACCGCGAGCGTTACCAGTGTTTGCAGACTTTACAGTATTTCTACGGGCCGCCAATTCTGCGTTAGCAGTCTGTTGGACAACCTGATTACGCTCTTTGTAAAGCGAAAACAGTTCATCCGCGGCGTCATAGTCATACCGTTGGTCGGCATCTACAAATAACTTTGTTCTAACCTTTGACCCTTTAATCCACTCGGCAAACTTAGGGTCTTGCAATATCGTTTCCATCTCTGGGTGTTTGGACTTCAACTGTGCAAGAGTGGCCTGTTGTTTTGCCTGTTGAGTGTAAGCCTCCGCTTCCTTGATCTTGGGGTGGTTAGCAATACGGCTATCCACAGCTTTTTGAGGATCAACGAAGAAATCAACATCTTCGCTATCGTCTACTTGCTGTTGCTCAGGTGCTTCTTTAGCCGAGAGTTCTGTCTGGATATAGCTGTCAACCACTTGCCGCAATTCGCCGACTTCATTCCGCTGTTTGCCTGAAAACTTCTCAAGCTCTTGGTGCATCTGTATCAACTCTTCAACAGACTTACCTTGATACTTGTCTGGTATTTCAGATTTTTGAGGTTGTTCCTCTACAGGTGCCTCAACAGCTTCAACGACCGACTCTTCCGGTAGTGTGGTGTCCATCTCATCTGGACGCTCTTCAATAATTGTCGCTCTTGACATTACTTAACTTAGCCCCGCCTTATCAAAGGTTGTGGAGATATTTAAAGTTCACCCGCCTCTCGACGAGCTTCCCTTCCTCTTCGTCCCGCTTCCTCGTGTTCGCGTACCCACTTCATGTGGCGTCCGGGGAAATCCCCAGTAGATCCATCTAACACAAACGGAGTCGCCGAAACGACCTTCGTAGCTACAGCGCCGCAACCGCACCTATGGGTTGTGGTTGTGCTGTCTACAAATTCTTCAAACAAATGACCGTTTTCGCACCTAAAATCAAAAACCCTAATCATCTGTTCCTACCAAATCGTCATAACTGTTGTTTATTGAATCTTCAAACTTCAACAGATATACCAATACTTCTAGCTGACCCTGCCTAAAAAACAGGTCTTCAACATCTTTTATCACCGCGACATTATTAATAGTCGCCGCGTTCTCTGTCAACTCTTCCGTTAACTGCTTCCAGCCATCACTTCTGAATAAATCAAAGTAATCGTTGTAATACTTTTCATCTTCACGATTCATCAGGCTTTCTTTTTCCTTCTTCTGCCAGATGCAGTCACTGCATACTTGACGCGCTTTGGCCCTGTTTTCTTCGCCTTGGCGGCATCCTTTTCCGCCTTGGTCATCTTAGCGGCTACCTTTTTGGGCCTACACGCAGGGTATGGACGCTTTGAGCCTTTGGCCTTTTTACGACCGCAAGGCTTTCCGGTTTTAATATCAACCCACTCTTCCTTAAACCACTTGGTCAAACCGCCTTTAGTTTTAGGCATAAGTACCACCGCGCTTTTTATACTCTCGCACTAGCCACGCATTAGCGTAGGCGCTAGGGTATACGTCAAACTTCTTCTTGGCCTCGGCTTTCACCCGCGCATATAACGCCTTGTTCTTTGGCGTTGGACTGCTCTTTTTTTTAGGTTTAGTTTTTTTAGCTGGCACTACTTTTTAACCTTTTTTTTCTTTTTCTTTGGCTTTGTCGAATACGCACCGCTTCCATAACCCATAACAGCTTCCTATTTAGCCTTGTGGACTTTCTGAACCTTGAAATCAGCCGACTTTGATGCGCCCTTGTGGGGCTTGTAGCCGCCTGACGGATCCTTCATCAACTTGTAGCTACTATCACTCTTCATCCAGTGATAGCCGTCTGGAGCTTTTACTTTCATGCTGTCACCACTTTTTGCACGACCAGTATCGTGCTGTCAACTTACTTGGCGGGTTTGTATCACACTTGTGCCTAGCGCGGAATGACTTACGACGAGCAGGTTGATCCTTCTTGATCGTCATATTGGCATCGCCAAACCTAATCGTTTTGGTCTTGTCCCCCACCTTCGCCACCACCACGAACTTCTTGGTCGGATGGCTCGGCGTTCGTTTCGGCTTGTTGTATCCGCTTACGCCCGCGCGTACCAGTTTTGGGTCTTTTTTCGTAGCCATCTAGCCTAGCCTCCAACTGGTCTAATTGCCGCTTCAAGTCGCTCAACTGCTCCATTTGCTTCTTGAAGGCTTCGTTGACCTGACCGAACAGGTTGTTGAGTTCCGTTTGTGTCATTAACATTTTGCCGTTTACCCTTTAGCTCGCTTTCTTTGAGTAGCCTGTCTGCAACCTTGAGGCGTCTATCAAACTCTTTATCGTCCTCGTTACCTTCTTTCAGGTTTCTGGTTACAGCATTAACAACGTCTATCTGAAGCTCTTGCGGGGCCAACTGGGCCTCAACCGCCAGCTTCTGCGCGCGAGCCTGAGACTCTGCGGCCTGACCATTTAGAGCCGCTGTCTGGCTTTGTTGCAGGGCTATTTGCGATTGTTGCACCATCATAGCCATCTGCTGGGCTTGCGGATTGGGTTGACCTGCCTGTTGCATAGCCGCAATAAGCTCTTCGCGGTTCGACAGGTTCATGTTTTCGATGATGCTTTGCATCAACACTGGATACAGCGGGCTATCCTGCTTCATCGTCTGTAAAAGCTGGACTAGCTGAGTAACCTCGTATTCCCTAGCAATAATCCCAAGAGTGCTGGTAGCAATAAACTTATAGTCCGCTACTGGATAGTTTTCCGGGTCAAACTGCATATAGCGGTGAGCCGCTTTAGTCACAAAGGGCAAGAGAAAAGACTGCTGGAAATTAATAAGAGTACGCTTATGGCGCTTGATAATAGCGCCGAGAGACATACTGATGCCAGCGGCCGTCGCCTCACCATTAACCTGACCTGCAATACCAGCAGAATCCACCGCCCCTGTAGCCTGTTGAACCATTTGTTGGAGGGCCGCGGCTTGACCAAACGTAATTTGGTTGACTTGTCCGAAGTTAAACGGCTGTAAGACTTCACGAGGATCCCCATTTGTTAGAATCATTTTGCCGGGACGGACTTCAGGTTTAGCCCCTCTAGGAAGCCGTGTAGCGTCCACAGCGAGCATTGGATGAATTGTTAGACTCAGGGCATCAATACGCGCGCGAAGCTCTGTATCGAGCGCTTTCTGGCTGTTATAGCCCTTCTCACAAACGCCACGACCCCAGAATCGTCCGGGGACTACATCCCATGGGAATGCAACAATAGGCCGGTCGTTCATCATGTAGGGGTTAGCTTCAGCCTTGAGCAGTACGCCGCCGTTAGCAATCACAACGATTGCCTCGACATACATCGAGTCTTCTTCTACCTCGACATCTTCATTTTCCAGAAGCTCTCTGGGTACAAGGCCGTAGTATTTGGTTAACCGAACCTTGTCATCGTTGTAGATGGTCAGGTCTTGGTCGGGTTCCAAATCGGTATCTGGAGCCGCTGACTCAATCATCGCCTCACGATAAACGCCCTGCTCTTGCAATATCTCTACGCTGTGACGGCTAACAAATTCATCGACCGCAACACCATAGGCATCCTCAACCGAGGTAGCTACAGGGTCTATCAAAAAGTTCTGCGGCAATACCGGCTTGAGCTTTACGACTACGCGGTCGGTAATATTGACGCCTACCGCTTGAAGATCGCCATTCATAATCGGCTCAGTAGCAGGGGCCATTTCCTTGATTTCTTCAATAACGACTTCGCCAATGCCTGTACCAAATACCGCTGAGTTAATCAGACATTCTGCTACAGCTTTACGAATCTTGCAGGCTTCAAAGTCTTCAGCCAGCTTTTTCCTTAAAATCAAAGCGTCTTGCTTTTGCGGATCTGCTACATCATCCGCTATATCAAACCACTTCCCCCGTCCGAATGTGGCCTCTTCCAGTTCTGCGACATTAGACTCTACAGCCTGTTGCAAAGCTGGTGCAATAATCCTTGAGCGTTCTGACGCTCTTTGAGAATCTGATGGATCCCACTGACCACGCCAAAGTCTGTAATACTCTTCAAAACGTTGCTCATAATTTGACTCGTAATAATCGCGCCAATTTTCGCACTTAGTCATTACCCATTCTTCAATGGACTGCTCAACCATTAGGGGGTCTGGGCTGTAGATGTCTTCTGCCATTTTAATGTTCCCTACCTATCAAGGCTCATCAGGAAAAGTTCGCAATTTATATCGCGGAAAGTTGTGCTTTTTACTATCCGCATCAGGAAACGTCCGCAATTTATATCGCGAAAAATTATGTTCATTTCTTTTGTCTGGACTTGTATCTTTTACCTCTGGAAAATCAGGCCCCAAATAATCAGGCGTTTCACGGCTTGTTGGGTCGTCTTTTTTTCTCGTGTATTTCTTTTCCATTTTAGTATCCCGCTATTACATCCAAGATTTCGTGGTCTTCAATTTCATATTCATAGTCATAGGCCACTTCAGCCAACTGATCTATGTACGCCAACGCATCAATTAAATCATCGTGCGTCAAAACATCTGGAAACTGAAACAACTGATCGAGGAACTTAACATTCCATTCCCCTTGATTCAGGGTGATATATCCGTTTTCAAACCGGCCCTGTAAGGCCCACATCACCCTGTCAGTCTTTTTCTTGTTTCCGTGCGTTAATTCCTCAACTCTGAAAAAGGTGCCATACCGCTTCATCAAATCAGAAAGCGGCGACATTACTGCTTGTTTAGCGATTCCTTTTTCGATTCCGACACTAACGGGTCGATAGTCACGGACGGCTTGAAAAATTTTCGTAGCCGTCTCATCAAGGCTCCAGCGACCGTAGATAATATTTTCCACAAACCAGCCATTTTCATTTACCTTTACAACCGCAATCGCAGTATCGTCCAGTTTTGTGTTTTTGGTGCGCTTTTTGTTTACATCTTCAAAACCGGCTAAGTCAACGGCGATATAGTAATCTCCCTCTTCCGGGCTTTCCCCAAACCTAACCCAATCTTCCTTAAACATTTCCGAGCCTCTAGCTTCAAAAGAAGCCATAAACTCTTGCCTAAAAGCGTAACTAGACATTGATTTCTTGGCGATGTCAATTTCGCCTGCATCAAGCATAGAGTTATCATAACTCGTAAAGTGCCATGCTTTGTAAGTCTCGTCATCTCCTAGTTCTGCATATTTGTAAAGTTCGTAAAAATGATTACGCCCCATCGGCGTACCAATAAATAATGCTTCACCTTTCTGGTCTGCTAGTGCAGGTCTAAGAATTTGCTCCCAGACATCAGGCTTCATATCGGCGTATTCGTCCATCACAAGGAATTTCAAGGACACGCCGCGCATGGTTTCGGGTCTATCAGCACCTTTCAAGCTGATCGTGGCACCGTTGACCAACTTGATCTGAAGATTGTTGATGTGCGAGCCAGCAATCACGGGGTGGCCCAGTTCCATCAGGGTTTGCCACATAATGTCGCGGGCCTGTCCTTGAGTTGGCGCTACATAGAAGACATGGCCCTTATCGGCTTGAAGACCGTTGATAATCAATAGCCATGCGGCTAATCGGGACTTTCCAGTACGTCTACCTGCGGCAACTACCTTAAAGCGGGTAGGATCAGCAAAAACTCCTTTTTGCCAATCCAAAAGCTCTACGTTTAAATCAGCCATCAGTAAAAATATCTGGCGCGTTAGGATTAATTAAATTGCCTTTATCGCGATGATAAAGCCAATTTTTTCTATGAGCATCACGCAGGTCTTTTTTTGATCTGCCAAAATATCTAACGCCCCAACGCTCATTAATAATTCGGTTTGCAAGAGAATCTCCACTAGGCATTATGACTTCAGCAAGAACTCGCCCAAATTTGTCGCCTTTATCTAGGTGGGTTGACAAAACAACCTTCATCCCTCTTGGTAACTGTCTTTTGACAAACTCTTTTGCCAGCCTGCCAAATTGTTTTTCAGCAAGGTCTTTTGATCTCATTTCGCAAGTGTCTACACCAAACAACCTAACGTTGCGCTCGCTAAGTATTATTCCAAAGCCCAAATCAATATCACAAACTATTGAGTCACCATCAATAACTCTGCGAACTTTTGCTTTGTATTGATACAAGCTCACTCCTTCTTTCCTAAAAACAAGCCGAACGCACCAGTTAAAGCCCCGGTCATTACGCTGACTAATGCGGCTTGTTCAGGGTTGGGATCGGGCAAAGACATAAACCATTCAACCACACGGTAGGTCATTACCAGCATTGCCAGCATAAGCAGTCTAGGAATAACACGCCATGAGTTTAATTGGTCAGGGGTCATACAAAGTTTACCAATGCAGGAGATTGCGGAAGCAAATCAAAAGTTACAACTACTTCTAAATTTCCTGCACTCTGTGCTTGACACTTTACTGCTTCGTTTTCATGTAAAACAAACATAGGGCCACCACCGTTACCTAGTGTTTGTGTGTTACCGCCAGCTACGTTAGTACCGTCAAAAATGTACGCTTGTGGTGTTCCAGATATGTCCCAATACAAGTCAATACTATTTGTAGAACCACCGTGATTAGCTATAAACACGTAGTTTATAATAGCGTGAAACCCACTAGGAACAGTAAATAGTGTGGTTAGGTCTGTTGTTGTTAGCGTTGTGTGCTTGGTATAGAACATTAGTACACCCACGTTACGGATTCAGCGTGCCGCAGATCAACATGAATAAAAGATTTATCTATTCCGATGCCACGAAACCCTAACAGAAAAGCGTTAGTTAATAGGATGTGTCGTTGTACGCTATCAACCACTTGTATATCCGCCGCGATGCCTTGAGCATGGGTGCCGGGTTTGGGTTTGGCGGCTTCGATAGAGTGGGTAGGGTCGCGATACCCAGAGGTAATCACAAAAGGAAACCCGCATTTCTCCCGTAGCTCATCTAAACGGGACAAAAATATCGAGTTCATTAGATTATTGCCAGTTTCTTGGCAGTCAAACTCTTCAATCTTAAAGTATTTCACCAGAATCCCCGTCAATAATGCTTGATTGAGGCGTAGGCTGAGTAATTTCAGCGCCACCTACACCCGTAATATTAATCTGAATAGCGGATTTACCGCCATTCTGAACAATATCCTTTTCAAACGCGGCTACTGGCAGGATTCTATCCATAACCAGCTTCCATGCCGCCGCCTGATTCTTGTGATCATCGTCCATTGCGGCTTCAAAGATGGTATCAAGCACCTTCCTTGACTTAGGTGACGCCAACATACGAGCCTTATACTCGTTAATAATCGCCGAATCACCCTTGGGGCGA